GGGTAATATTAAAATAAATAATAAAATAAAAATGGGTAGATATGTTCAGCATTTTAGTGAAATATTGCCGATGAATAGAACTCCGGTAGAATATTTGATGTCTGAATATGATTTAAATATGGAGGAGGCGAGAAAATGTTTGGGGAGATTTGGTTTAATATCGAATGCGCATAATAATTTGATAAGTAAATGTTCAGGAGGTCAGAAGGCGAGGATAGTATTGAGTGGTTTATCGAATGAGAATTTGGATGTAATATTAATGGATGAGCCGACGAATCATTTGGATATAGAATCGGTGGATTCATTAATAGTGTTATTAAAAAATATCGAGGGGGCATTGGTGATAATAGTGCATGATATGTATTTATTGAATGAGATAGGTTGTGATTTATATTTATGTGAGAATAAGAGATTAGAAAAGTTTGATGGTAATATGGAGGATTATAAAGATTATGTATTAAAAAAATTGGAGAATAGTAATAATGATTATAAAAAAAAAAAAATAAGTAAGGAGGATGTGGAGAATATAGAAAATGTAAGTGAAGCGGAATAATGAGATGGGAGTAAATAAATTAGAGGAAATATTTAAAAAAAGAAAAAGACGTAAGAAGAAAAAATGTGGTAATAAATAATCTAATAGTAAATATAGGGATGGAAGAAGTTGATTTGGAGGAGTGGGAAGAAATGATAGAGATGACTAAAAATAATATTGAGAGGAGTTATTGTCCATATAGTGGATTTCCGGTGAGTACATGTATAGAGTTAAGAAATGGCAAGAAGTTTTGTGGTGTAAATGTTGAAAATGGATCATATGGGGGAACGATTTGTGCGGAGAGAGCGAGTGTGGTGAAGATGGTATCGGAAACATTAGAGGGTGAGAGGTTAATAAACAGGATATTTTTATATTGTCCAAAATCGGTTAAGGTGAGTATGCCATGTGGGATATGTAGACAAATATTATCGGAGTTTTCGATGGATGAGACGAGGGTGTTATGTATGAATTCTTTGAATGATTATAAATATATGAGGATGATGGATTTATTTCCGTTTGGGTTTAGTTTAAAAAAAAAATAAAATAGTTAAATATAAAATAAAGTTGATTATTAAAAAAAATTGATATAAAAGAAAGAATAGATAAAAATAAATAAATAATATTTAATTTTTATGAAAGTGAGTAATGGAAATAATATAACTTCTGGAATTTCTTTTTGTAATAAAATTGTTCAAAATTTATTATCAGAAGAAATAAAAAATAGTATATTAGAAGATTTGGGTAATAAATATGATATTAATATAAAAAATAGAGATTATTTTGTTTTAAAAAAAAAATTTTTAAGGAATTTGAAGATAAATGATCATATTATATCGACAAAAACATTTGGAAATCCATATTTTTTGTATTTAACAAAATTTCGTGGTGTAAATACATGTTTTTATATTGATAAGAAGATAAAAGAGGGATATAATTCGCCTAGAATTTTGATAAGTAAGCATAGATTTAGTGATGAATTATTTAATGATACGTTAATGGAGGTGGAGTTAATTCGTACGAAAAATGGTGATTGGTTATTTTTGATATCTAATTTGTATGTATATAAAGGTGAGGTTTTGGATTGTAATTTTTTGGATAAATTGAGAAAGATTTATAATATTTTGACAAATGAGTATGTGGTGGATAGTTATTTGGATGTATGTCAATTTGAGGTAAAAAAGGTTTTTACTTATAATCAATTTAATGATTTATTGGAGAATTTCATACCGAATTTGGATTATCCAATAAAAGGATTAATATTTTTTCCGATAAATAAGAAATATAATAATTTATTGTATTTATTTCCTCGGGAGGGAAATAATAAAAATAAAATAGACTTGAAAGGGGGTTTAAGGAGTAATACTAAAAAAGATGATGAGAAGGATGTAAAGAAAATAATATTAAATATAAATGAGAAAATTAGGGAGGATCAGGTGGATAAGTTAGTAATAGATTTTAAGATAACAGATACGGATACGCCGGATATATTTCATTTAAATATATTGGATGATGATAAATATATATTTTTTGGTTTGGCACATATTCAGACATTAAAATGTAGTAGATTTATAAAGAAAATTTTTAATATGCGTCAGGGGGATGATAAGGATATAATAGTAAAATGTAAATATTCACTTAAATTTAAAAAATGGGAGCCTATAGAATTATCAGATAATAGTCAATCGAACACAATGAAATATTTAAAGGGTAAATTAAATATATAAAATTATTGAAACAGATTTAAAGAATAATTAGTATAAAAGATTAAATGAGTAACGAAGTAAATCGAGAAATAAAGGAAAAGAGTGGATTATCAAGTGAATGTGCGATAAACAATAAACAAAAACAGTCAGTATTTTATTTAATACAATTAATAAATGATTGTCAAAATCGGGGTGCGTTTTCGTTGGATGAGGCGTCGAATTTATTTTCATCCATAAAACATTTTACGAAGGATAATCAGAATACAAGTACACAGACAGATCAGAAGAATTCGATTATTTTGTTTATAAATTCAATAAATAAGGCTCAAAAAAAGGGTTTATTGGAGTTGGAGGAGGCGTATAAGGCATGGGATGCGATTCAGAGTTTTACTAATAAAAAGGAAGTCGTAAAAAATGAGATAAAAGAAATATAGATAATAAAGGATAAAAAAAAATCTGAAAAAAAAAAAAAATGTTAAGATATAATAAAAATGATCAAAGACCTGAATTCATTAAATAAAAAAATAAGTAGTATAAAATTAAAAAGAAATTTAACAGAATCTGATTTAATAACAATAAACAGAAATATTAATAACATAAGTATTGGATTAAAAGATAATAGTGAAGTAGATAATAATAAAATCGGTAATATTTTAAGAGAAACAGTAAAAGTAGTATTAACTACACCAACAAAGTCGAATAAAGCTTATAGATTAAAAAAGGATTTTTTGGGTAATACTCCTAACATAATGTTTATCAATATGAATGAATTACCTGATAATTATTTAAAGAGATTTATTAGTAAAAACAGGATGGAAGATTTGATTATGAGAGGTGGAGGTCAAATGGCGGAAATAGCAAAAATAGAAGATATACCAGAGCAATATTGGTTGGATGCGCCAAAGCCACCAAAGATCAATGGTCCGGAAAAGATAGATGGTGTAATTGGATGTTTAGGACAAGTAAATAATTGTCCAAATAATGGAAGATTGGTTTATGATGCTGAAGGAATTATTGGGTGTAATGAGCCAGTAAATCAGGGTGAACAACAATTTATATATCCCAAGGATGTGTTTACATATAACTAAATATGGAGTTAAAAATATAATTTTTTAATTATGATTTTATAATAGAAGGTTATAAATTATAAAATGATAAATATGGGATTAAAAGAATCTTCGAGCAAAATGAACATGTGAAGAAATAGATTTATTATATTTTTTTTTTTTTTTATTTTTAGATGTTAATTTATAATTTTTTTTTTTTTGTTTGAATTTTTTTTTTTGTGATTTGATTTTGGATTTATATTTATTATATTTTTTTGTTTTTTGAAGACTAGATGATTTACGAAATTTAGGATTACGAGAATGTCCAATTTGAATAGGATTTCCGCATTCTGGATTCCAATTGTAAGATTGTGATGAACCAGATAATGAGCCACTAAATATAGGAGGGCAACAATCATCGTATCCTTTAACGGTGGATAAACCACCGGGAGGACAATTATCTAGAGCGAGATAATATCCAGAAGCGCGTTGTTTTTTATTTTTGTGTTTTACCATTTACTATAACATAGAAAATTAATCTAGAATGGAATAAATAAATAGTAATAAAATGTTTTCTAAAAAAATAGAATAAAAAAAAAAATTATATATTTATATAGCAACCATGGAAAATATCATAACGAAATGTATATATGGCGGATTTCATAAATATTGCAATAAGAATGTATTATCTTTATTATTGAGTTGTATTTTTTTTAAAATTTTTGTTAGTAATCAATATGGTGATGATGATGTTATTGAAATCATAGAATATCTTAAAAAATATTTAAATAGATTAAATTTAAGAAATGTTTTTATATTCTTAATTGTTTTATTTGTATTAATACAATGTATTCAAGGAGGAGGAATTTTTTCTCCATATTCAAAATCAATAGAAAATTGTTCTTTATTTTGTAGAAGTAAAATTAAAACAGATTTTACATGTAATAATAAACTAGGAATAGTTTTTGCAGGTAAAGAATATATATTTTCGAAAGAAGAAAATGAGCTTACGATTTCAGAATTAGTATGTTTAATGAAATGTATAGATTCAGGAGGATTCAATATTGCACTTTTACAAAATTATAATTCTGAAGGAGCTTTAAAATATCTGATCAAAAAAGGATGTGTAAATGATTTATTTATAACGATTCCAAATGATGAAGTGTCAACTTATGTTAAAAAATATAAAGATGCTATAGATGCATACGAAGATGTTAGACTAACTAAAGAAGCTGAATTAAAAAAATATGGTCAAGATTTAGTAAAATCCATATTAAACCAATGTTGTACGTCATTTTGCGAAAATAAATTAGATTGTTTTGGAAATAACATCAAATATATATCATTTGGATGGGAACCAATAGGATATTGTTATGATAATCCAAATTCTGATGATAGTGATAGTCCTAGTAGATTAAGAATAACATTTCATGATATCGCTGAAATAATAAAAAAATTTAAATGTATTTTAGAATCATATGGTGTAAAGGTTGGCTGGAAATATCGCAATTCGGTAAAATTAACAGTAATATTAAGTCCTGATGGGATATTAACAGATGGAAGACCTAATTATGTACCAAGAGCAAAGGAATTAAGGCAAGAATTTGAAGAAGGAAAAAGTTCAGGAAATTATACAGAATGGGGTTGTTTTGAAAATTACGAAAAATTTAATGATTTAAGACCTAAATGTGATGGATTTAATTTAGTTAATGATATCGGAGAAAGTACTGGAGATAATAGTAATGGAAATGGAGGATTCAAATATTTGTGGGAAGTTTTGCAATGTGTTGGACCTTTTTGTATCAATTATTTTATATTACCATTAAAAAAAGATAATAAATGTAATATAACTAATAAATATATAAAAGCTGAATATTTAAAAAATTTAATTATGAACACATATTATGAATCAATGGAAAAATTATTAAGTAGCAATGCTAAATATTTACCTATACCATTATTTGTAACTGCAACGGGATGGTGTTCAGATGGAAAACTACAATTATGGCAATATAAAAAAAATGGTAAT